TTGATGTGACGGGGGAGCAAACTGACGTTGATGTTCAGGAGCCTATGGATTTTTCCATGGGGGCAGAGATTATTCCTAACGCTGACGGTAGTGTTACTGTTGAAGAGCTTATGGAAGATGCCGAAGGGGAGGAGATCCCCGAGGATATTCCACATGACGCTAACTTATCGGAATACTTAGAAGACGGTTACTTGGGTGAGCTATCAAGTGAGCTTAGGTCTTCTTACGAGGATGATTTAGAGTCTAGATCAGATTGGGAACAGACATATACCAAGGGTCTAGACCAGCTAGGGATTAAGCAAGAGGATCGCACCCAGCCCTTTGAGGGTGCCTCTGGCGTTACGCATCCTTTGATTATAGAATCTGTAACTCAGTTTCAATCTCAGGCATACAAAGAGTTATTGCCGGCGGGTGGCCCTGTTCAGACGCAGATCATGGGCAAGCAGGACGCGGATGTTGAGGCGCAAGCTAATCGCGTTAAAGACTATTTAAATTACCAGATTACAGAAGTGATGGAAGAATACGACCCTGAGATGGATCAATTACTTTTCTATCTCCCGATGTCTGGATCTACGTTTAAGAAGGTTTACTTTGACGAGGCCAAACAACGAGCGGTTTCGACCTTTGTGCCGGCTCAAGACTTAGTTGTTCCTTACGCTGCGGCTGATTTGCAGTCGGCATCTCGGGTTACTCACGTTTTGCGTATGGATTATAACCAAGTTCGCAAGATGCAGGTTGCTGGGTTCTTTAAGGACATCGAGTTACAGGCTTCGGATTCGGAGCCCGACGAGGTTCGGCAGAAGGTTGATGAGATACAGGGTACATCCCGCACTTATCAAGACGATATCTACACTTTGTTGGAGATGCATGTTGACTTAGACCTTGAGGGTTTTGAGGACATGTCCCCAGACGGGGAGCCAACGGGCATTCATCTTCCGTACATTGTTACCCTTGATGAGGCCTCTGGCAAGGTTCTGTCTATTCGCAGGAACTTTGATGCCGAGACTGACTTCGCTAAGAAACGTCAGTTCTTTGTTCACTACCGGTTTATGCCCGGTCTTGGGTTCTACGGCTTTGGTTTAATCCACATGATTGGCGGTTTGGGCCGCGCTGCTACCAGCATTCTACGCCAGTTAATTGACGCTGGTACTTTGGCTAACCTTCCCGCTGGATTTAAAGCCCGTGGGGTGCGTCTTCGCAATGATGACGAGCCACTACAGCCCGGAGAGTGGAGAGACATAGACGCCCCTGGAGGTAACATCAGGGACGCTATTATACCTCTGCCATACAAAGAGCCTAGTGCCACTCTAGCGCAGCTTCTAGGCGCTCTGGTGGAGGGCGGACGCCGCTTCGTTTCACTGGCTGACGAACAGACGGGCAATATGAACCAAGAAACGCCTGTCGGCACGACTGTGGCGATGCTTGAGCGTGGCATGAAGGTTATGTCGGCTATTCACAAGCGGCTGCATTACGCTCAGAAAAGCGAGTTCCGCATTCTGGCTCGTATCTGTGCGGAGAATATGGACGAGGAATATCCGTATGATGTTGCCGGTGGTGAGAGAACCATTAAAGCGCAGGACTTTGACGGTCGAGTAGATGTTATACCTGTGTCGGATCCCAACATTTTTTCAATGGCGCAGCGAGTTACTTTGGCTCAAACGCAGTTGCAGTTGGCGCAGTCTAACCCTCAGATGCATAACTTACACGCGGCGTACCGGCGTATGTATCAGGCGTTGGAAGTACAGAACATCGATGAGATACTTCCACCGGCACCACAGCCTAAGCCGTTGGACCCTGCTATTGAGAACGCCCGTGGCTTAATGGGTGAAATACTGATTGCCTTTGCTGATCAGGATCATGATACTCATATCGCTATTCACGTTATGTTTATGAGAACGCCTTTGGTTATGACTTCTCCGCAGGTTTTGGGAACTTTCTACGCCCACCTTCAAGAGCATATATCAATGAAGGCGAGGGCCAGTATCAGTAAGGAAATCCAAGAGTTGGTTCAGAAGGTACAGCAACAGGTACAGCAAGGCTTGATCGATCCTATGGCGGCGCAAACGCAAATCCAACAGGTACAGCAGCAAATGCAAAACCCTGCTGAGATGGAGAAGGCTGTTGCGGCGCAAGAGCTAGAGATTATGAAAGCAACTCTGGATCAAATTACACCTCCTGGTCAAGACCCAATGTCTGATCCTTTGGTACAGATCCGCATGAGAGAAGTGGAGATCAAGGACAAGGAGCTTCAGCGCAAGGCGCAAGAAGATGAGTCCCAGATCATGATCGAGGCCGCTAGGATGGATCAACGTGCTGTTACTGATGCGGCTCGGATAGAAAGCACTGAAGAGATTGCTGAAAACCGAAACGAAGTTAACCGTGAACGTATCGAAGTTCAGCGGCAGGGAATGATGCGGAGGGGCTAACTCCTATCTATGATTGATCCGATCACAGCTTTTGCCGCCGCAAATGCCGCTTTTAAGGGCGTGAAAATGCTTGTGGGCGCGGGGCGTGAAATACAGGATGTTAGCCAGCAACTAGGGGCATGGTACGGTGCAGTAGCTGACATTACTAGGGCTGAGTCACAACGCAAAAACCCTACGTGGTTAGACAAAAAAACACACGGTACTGACAACATAGAACAAGAAGCTATGGACCTTGTTGTTCGTAAGAAGACACTGCTTGAAAAAGAAAAAGAAATAAAGTTCATGCTGAACATGAGGTTTGGCCCTTCTACATACGATGATATGTTACAAATGCGTAGACAGATACGCAAAGAACGTGAAGAAACAGTCTACGCTGCAATGGAAGCCAAAAGACAAATTCAGAACAATGCTGCAATCGGTGGACTGTCCGTAGGTATTATTGTTGTTTTGGGCGGCGGTATTTATTTATTAGTATTGGCTACACAATGATAAGTGTTTTAATTCTGTCTGTTGCTCTTGCGGGGGTAGCCAATCCCACCCATGTTAAATGCCATCTTTGGAAGAGGTTTACAGATGTAAATGATCAGAAGATCTGTGTTTACAGGTTTTCCGCAGGCTTTGGTGGGCTTGGTTATCACTACCCTACCCGCAGTTTTTCAGAGTGTCCCAGGGTATTTAGTTGTGTGTATGAAAAGAAAGATAAGCGTCCTAGCTTGTCTGAGATTTTAGACGGCCTTAAAGGAGGTTTCTAATGACCATAGCGTTTGAAAAAATACTAGAACACAAAATACTGCCTAGATTTATGATGTTTGTAATGACGGTAGTTTATGTTCGCTGCATAGAATGGGCACTTTCAATGCCCGAGTTATCTACGCAACAAGCCTCTATAATTTCTGTAGTCACAGGCGCAATGACGGGGGCGTTTGCTGTATGGCTTTCGCATGAAAAATGATTGGTCAACTGATAGGCAGTCTAACGGGGCTGGCAACTAGCATCATTGATGGCAAGACCCAACTCAAACTTACTGAAGCGGAGGTGCGAAAGAAGCAGCTTACGGGTGAGATTGATTGGGATATCGCCGCGATGAACGCTACGGAGAACAGTTGGAAGGACGAATGGATTACCCTGCTCTTCAGTATTCCACTTATACTTGCCTTCTGTGGAGATTGGGGAAATGCTATAGTTGAACGGGGCTTTGCTGCGTTGGAAGTTATGCCTCAGTGGTATCAAATTGCGTTAGGTGGGATCGTTAGTGCTAGCATAGGAATGCGGTCAGTAAGTAAATTCTTTGGAAGGAAATAATCATGGGCTACAAGTTAGGCAAAGGAAGTCTGTCAAAGCTAGAAGGTGTAGACGAAAGGCTGGTAACGGTCGTGAAATACGCCATCGGAGTAACAAAGCAAGACTTCAGCGTGATCTGTGGGTTGAGGACGATAGAAGAGCAACGGGCTCTTGTCGAGAAGAAAGCCAGCCAAACAATGAAATCAAAACACATCGGCGGTAATGCGGTAGATCTTATGGCTTACTGTAATGGTGGCCGGTGGGAGTTGAACCTGTATGACGAGATTGCCGATGCTATGAAGGAAGGCGCTTCGGCTGCGGGAGTGAAACTTCGGTGGGGTGCTGCGTGGACTATTGATGATCTTGGAGATTACTTGGGAACTGCCGAACACGCCATGATGTCTTATGTGGATACTCGTAGATCTCAGTCGCGTAGACCCTTCATCGATGCTCCACATTTTGAGCTTATGTTGTAATATGCATGTGTTCGTCCTCATGCTATACTTAGGGTATGGGGACGAACGTACTTTGATTATTGATGACATGTACTTTAAGCAGGTAAACTACTGCAACAAAGTAGCGGAGTCTTTGGTTAAGAGGTACTCAACTCATGGGATTTCCACGGCAGATCGCGCTGTAGCGTACTGTGTCCCAACACTTTTAGAAGATCCAACGAAACATTCTATCTATTAAAGGAACAGTAAAATGCCAGCCGGAAACTCAACAGCAAGACCATATAACCGTAGCACTAACGAGCTTGTAGCTGCTAAAAAGAAGTTAGCAGAGCGCACCGGTAATAAGTCACGGAATAAGAGAATACGTGAGTCAGGAGAAGAATATAACGATGATCGCGCTAATACTGCTTCAAACGCAAAAGTAGGGAGAGGTATTTTTGGCGCAAATGATGTTGGGTTTTCGGATGATGCTTTACAGGCGTTACGAGATGCTGGTGCCAGATATGATAACGAGGAAGTAAAAAGATTAAAGAAGGAAATGCGTGAAGAGGAAGATGAAAAAGCTCTTCGTAAAAAAGAAGCGTCTAGAAACAAGGCCGGTGGTGGCATGGTGAAGACCAAAGGCTACGCTGATGGTGGCCGAGTTCGCGCTGGTGATGTCCGGTTCAAC